AGAATACAGATTCCTCCGTATTCGTACATTGTCGGGAGTGCAACGTCGTGCACCCCGCTAGCTCTCATGAAGACCTGAAAGGGTCCGACAGAGTGGGTTCCATATCGCCTGTTGGTGATACAGTCGTCACTAGCATGTGTGAAAAGGTCAGCGGATTAAAAATTCGTTCGATCGAAAAACTCGTGCTCACTGCCACTCGACTTAGTGTCGAGGGGTTGGAGGCTTCGGCTTCCGTCGTCCAAATTGTCAAGTCACTTGTTTTACCGTTCATTGCGAGGAGAAGCCTTCTTCCAGAGGTTTTTCCAGGTAAAGAGTTTGGTCGTTTTGTATCTTCGATGCGGATTACCGCCAAAAGGATACAAATGCATTCAAGTGAGGATAACAAAGAACAGACTTATTGTAAGTACTGGCTCGATGTTCTCCTGTGTGGTCTATTTCAGGATAAGCAGTTACCTGCTCAACCTGATTGGATTACACTTCCGCTTTTTACTGGCTGGTTGCGTCGTGCTGTTTTACGGGCACTAGTCAGACGTGATGTAAGTTTCATTTACTCCCTACAGAAAGGTTCCAAGCTTGCTTGGCCCGTCTTGGGTGAGACAAAGAAACGTGCAGCTTTGCGATCTCATTATGATCGTTTGAATACTAACCGAGGTGCCGTTCCAGATGATGTCCTTGATGTCATCCAGGCGGTCTCGGTCCGTTTGTTCTACGACCCTGTTGAGAAAACACAGCGAGAAGGTTCTTGGAGTAAATTCCTTCCTTCTTCTTCCGCGTGCTTTCAAGCTGGAAAGCGGGACGGAGGGGCTTTAGGCCTCTTCGACGGCTTTGATCTCGACTTAACTAGACAGGATGCTAAAGTTATCGGCAAGTTACCCTATTTGGCGCGCACTCTCAATGAGTGGCGTACCAATCAATTCGGCTGGGCACACACGTGTGTAAAACGCGATATGTGCACCGATGAGAAGGGTGACTGCCCATTGCTAGATGTGAAAGTTATGGCAATTCCCGAACCGGGAAAGTTCCGTATAATCACAAAAGGCAATGGATATCTCTACTCCTACCTACAGCCTCTCCAAGGAGTGCTTCTCGATTCATGGAAAAAGTCATATGCTTCAACGATGACTATTGACGTGGAGAAAAGAGTGCAGGAAATGGATGAGGACGCAGATTTTGAATATTGGTGTTCTGTTGACTACGAGGCAGCTACGGACCTCCTCAAAAAAGATGCTTCGGTTGAGGTGATTAGATCCCTCCCGAACAATGATTTCCTTGAGGCGGCCTGGCTATCTCTGGCTTCTGGTAGAGCTTTCTACCCGTGGCGCAAGATGATCGGTACTACAGATGAAGGGCAGTTAATGGGTCACCCATTAAGCTTTCCTTTACTCTGTGCTATCAATCTGGCGGTGTACGAAGCTGCTATTGACCGTTGGATTCTTGCAGATCCGGAAGATGTTTCGCGAAAACGTTTAGGAGCCATTATGCTCCGTAATGTTCTAGTGAATGGCGATGACATGTTATTTAAGTGTCAGGGCTCTTTCTATCCGATCTTTTTAGAAACCACGGCCACTGTCGGCTTCAAAATCTCACAGGGTAAGAACTATTTATCGAAAGACGTTTGCATGATAAATTCCAATATATTTCGTCGTACTAATGGTACAATGAAACGTTATGGCTATTTAAATCAACGAATTCTTCTCGGCAACAACATAAAGGAGGGACGCAGTAATGCGACACCTTCTTTGATTGGAAAGGACCTTAGCGCTATGTGTGAGATCTGCCCTTGGGCAGTCTCGTGCATCCCGCTAGCCTTCTCACGTTGGAGTCAGGATTGGTTCGGGCAAATGTATCGACCTAATTGGTTCCTACCGGTACACCTTGGCGGCTTCGGAGTAGATCCAAAGTGGGCTTCACCTGACTGGCGCATAAGTCCCTCTCAGAGGGAACTTGCGGCACGATTCGTGGATAACCCTGAATTGGCTCTCTACCGTCTAAAATCTCTGGATATACCGACTGCTAAAATTGCAGGCGCGATGGCTAATTGGCGAATGATCGCTGGGCCCTACGTCCCGAATTCTTATGAATCAGTTGATGACTCTGACGAGTGGTTGTCTAGGCTTGCATATGCAGCCCAGGCAGCTCACGGAACAGAGATGGTCTCTGATAGAGTAATGATTTCGAGATTGGGTAGGGAACGTAATCACAAGCCGAGGAAGTTATCTTTGGAAGCTATTGAGCTGTACTCGAATGAGATGCAGTTCTTTGCTACAAAGTTGCCTCCTTGTCCACCGCTCTCTTACATTGTCGTACCCCGGGATTGAGTCAGTAAGGTAGACAGGTTGATTAACCTGCGTAAGGATGAGGATATTTCCCCTTATCCACCTCACGATTCATTCCTGGTGGCCCTTGCGGCCAATGGGGTTGCTATGAGTAATGACCCAAAACGGTGTTCTGGCCTTGCTAGCTGGAACTTAATAGTTCCGTGCTAAACAAAATGCCGAGAGACTGCACGGCGTCCCTTAATCTTTGCGTGATCTTTAGAAAAGGTTAGCGAAGACCGAGTTTCATAGTGATGTACAGTCCACTCTTGTCTGGGTGGATCCCATATTAGACATGTTAAGATCGAATAATCCTATTTCGACTAAGCAAGCCCGCCGTCGTCGCCAAAGGGCGAACGCACGTGCAAGAAAACAGAATAGTAATGGTAAAATGGTAGTATATAATCCAAATCAATCCTCGAGTGTCGCTTCTGCCTACGATCGAAGGACCAAGATTGGTCAACCTAAAGTTGATTATTCTAGGTACCAGAAAGATGGTAGAGTGCGGTTCTCGCATCGAGAGTATTTGGCCGATTTGTCCAGTAGCGTGGTCGGGGATACCGTATTTAATGTGGTATCCTTTCCGATAAACCCAGGGATGTTCCAAACATTCCCTTGGCTATCTACTCAAGCCCTTGGGTTTGAGTCTTATCGCTTTCTGGAATTGTCCTTCGAGTATGAGACGTATTCTCCG